TAAAGATGAACATGGGTTTCATTTAGGTGTCCCATTTAAATGTGCTGAAGTCAAAAACTGGAACGATATGCTTGGATGGTATACAAGATTGGGGAATTTTTTATACCATAGTGCCGTCAAAGACCTTGAACCAGTATTGGGACGCAAGCGAGCAAAAGAGTCAGCAAGATTCTTCAAGACCTACAACAGCCAGATTCAAGCCGATATAATGTTCAATATGCGCTCATTTGCGAATTTCCAAAAACTTCGTAATTCTGAACATGCTCAACTTGAAATTCGAGAAATCGCTGGTACAATGTTAGAGTTGGTTAAGAACATTGACGGAAACCCATTCAAGCATACTATGCAAGCCTTCGATTTTTAACGGCTGCGAGAGTGGCGGAATTGGCAGACGCGCTAGACTTAGGATCTAGTGGGGAAACCCGTGGGGGTTCGAGTCCCCCCTCTCGTACTTGGAAGGATGGCAGAGTGGCCGAATGCACTGGTCTTGAAAACCAGCGTGCAGAGATGTACCGGGGGTTCGAATCCCTCTCCTTCCGCTTTCTATTAAGGAGTTGATAAATGATTGAAGTAACATGGTGCGACAAAATGGATAAACGAGCCTGCCATCTACCGTCAGGGTGTACCCATATGGGTATGAGGGAGGGCAAAATCACCAAAGCGTTTGGGATTAGCTCATCTACTGATACTTTTTATGAGTTTGTGGTTGACTCAAACTGTAGTTTCCACGAGGTCATAAATCTTAAATCGGGGCAATTTTCCTACACATTGGTAGAAGAATGGCTCAGGAACGATATGATAAAGGAAGCAATAAGAACTCTAGACAGAAAAATTAAAAAAGGAGACGAAAATGTATGAGTACCGAGCAAAAGTAGCAAGGGTAGTCGATGGCGACACTGTAGATTTTTATGTGGATCTTGGTTTTGGGGTAACGATGAAGATTAGGGGACGCCTAACGGGAGTCAATACACCTGAACGTGGCCATCCTCAGTGGACGCTAGCCACTAATACGTGTGTGGACCTGCTTAATAAGGTAACTAACGAGCTTGGTTATATAACAATCAGCACAGGAAAAACTGGAAAGTACGGAAGATGGCTAGTAACAATTGATGGCGTTAATGATGTTCTTGCAACCACATGGCCATATGAGGATTGATTATGAGCAAAGAAAGAAGAAAAATGAAAAAGGTAAAAGCCAGAGAAAAAAGAGTAAAAGAAAAGTTGAGACTGCAAAGAGAGCAGATGTTACGTGAACGTAAGATCGAAAAACTTATGAAAGAGTTTGACGAAGAACTTGGAGAATCAGATGTTTAAACCTCTTAAAGATGCAATTGCAAATGTCATATTCAATTACGATGATGTCGATGATGAATTTGCAGTAGTTCGCCGTGAGGATCTTAGAATTCTAAAACTAACTTATAACGAATTTTTTGTGGAGCCAGAGGACGATGACGAGTGGAAAGAATGGCAGTCCAGCTAGAGGTGAAGCCTTATTGGGGTGTTTCATTGTTATTGCCGTATTAGTTGGTTCAATGTGGTTTGGTGTATGGCTGCAAAGGAAAGCATTAGGTATAGATAAGCTAGAGGATCGGGTTTATAGGCTCGAAACCAAACTGTCTGAATAAATTTACAACAAAATTAGTAATCCTCCAAGAATTTTATTGATTTTTTGCTATCTTGAGCATAGTATAGAAGTCAGTAACTTTTTTGGAGGATTTTTTTATGTTTTATTTGTCAAAAGATAAGAAGACAATACTGGACGGCAGGAGATTAACTGTTGGGTATATCTACGATGGTAGATTTTCTCAATTACAGAAAGATATTCGTGATGAACCGTGTTGTAAAGATTACATGGATGGCTTGTCTGCCAGTGAACTTGAACAAATTTCTGAACTTTTACAGAAAGTGAGTAGACGATTCATATGAAAAAACCTAAAGTTGCAATTGATGACTGGACGATTGAAGTTAAAGGTAGGGAGAAGGAACACGTTTACGTGATGAAGGACTCCAATGAAAAAAGGAAGATTTCACTTGAAATGTTTGAAGAATATGGTATGATGAAGTTTCCAAAAGAATTGTACAATCTTATTAGGCAAGACTTGAGGAGTGCTAACACGTATGACAGATTTGTTGATAAATTCTACGACTATTACGAGGAATGCTATGAATGATTTAATTTTGAAACCGTGGGGGTATTATAAAGATATATTTAGAACAAACAATGTTGTATTTAAGACTATTGTGGTTTCTGAGGGAGAAGAATTATCCTATCAGTCACACGAACAAAGAGATGAATTCTGGTTCGTAGCCAGTGGTAATGGTCTATTGACACTGGACAGTGTAGATATCGAAGTATCTACTGGTGATAGTTTTACTATTAACAAACGAATAAAACATATGATTAAGAATACTGGCTCTGGTAATCTTGAGATATATGAAATGCAGTGTGGGGTTTGCGATGAAAATGATATCGTTAGATACTCTGATAAGTATGGGAGAGGATAATGTGGGATTCAAGCATAGTATGGGATTTCAGATTTTTAAGACTCGCAAGAGAGGTATCATCTCGGAGTAAAGATCCTAGTACTCAGGTTGGTGCTGTTATGATAGATGATAACAATAGAGTCGTATCTATCGGATATAATGGATTTCCAAGAAATATCGAGGACGATGAACGTCTGAACAATAGGGAAGAAAAATACAAAATTATCGTTCATGCGGAAATGAACGCCCTGTTGTTTGCTAACAGGTCGTTAGAAAAATGCACTCTTTATACCTATCCTTTTATGCCGTGCCCTAGATGCGCGTCTATGCTGATACAATCAGGTATTTCGAGGGTTGTGTCGCCTGAGAACTCACATACTGGCTGGGAAGAAGATTTTAAAACATCGAGACAAATGTTTGCTGAGGCTGGCGTTTTTCTTCATGAATATTCGGAATTTGAGTAGATTTCGATTGACATCCTGTCGATATAAAGTATACTAGCGGTGTATCACCCAAACATTGGAGATCAGAATGAACATACAGTTAAATAAAGAACAACTAAACTATGCTGTTGATTTAGCTATTAAAAGACATGATGCTAAACATTCATCTTTTAGAAACAAAGATACAAAACTATTTAGCAATCGTGCTAAAACAAAAATTGCGGACAAGATGGACATTGACCGCCAATATATGGCTCATTTTCTAGGTGTTCTAGGTGAACTCGGATGGGCTATTGCAACAGGTGACTCCGTAGATGAGGAAATTTACGCAGTGAGAGACGGTGGAGAGGACTTTAATGGAATAGAAGTAAAGACTATTACTTATATGGGTTCTGGTGAGCCAGAATTAAAGATTCCCGTAAGGGAATACGAGACTAGAAAACCACCAAAACTTTATGTATTAACAAGATTTGATAGTTCCAATGGAATTATTCAAATTCTTGGAAAAATCACGAGAGAAAATTTTGATAAATTTAAGGTAAAGCGCCGGTATGGCGTTGGAAAACCTATGAATTACATTGTTCCAGCTTCTAAAATGGAGAAATTATGAGTGGTATCTCAAGGGGTGAAAAGATAAACCGAATGACCTCACATGCTGAAGAAACTCTGAGACAATTTGGTACTAGAAGAATTGCAGAAGAATTCCTTACAATGTACGAAAATTATCGAGAACTGGCAATTATGGCGACTAATGGTCAATTTGAAGATATTTGGTCACACGAGGAATTAATGAAATTCCTTAAACATGGGGAATTTTAACTTGGAAAAATATCTGACCAACGCTATAATAGAGTATGATTACCGAAAGGTAAGATCGTCAACCGAGCTTGCTTGAATCGAAATTGTATAAAAGAGTAACTGGTGAGGTATAGCTCTCCTACCCTGATTGAGAGAGTTCGGAAGACACAGGCGTACCACATAATGTACGTAAGGTAGAGGCCGGAAGGTAGCCAAACCTTCAATAAGTTTATTATGGTAAAAGTAATAAACCGGACCCCGATGGATCTCACAAATCCTGCCGACTGATAAAAATTTATCTTGCAAGAATCTAGGCTCTGGTGAGGATCAACCTAGAGGGTCATACTCGAAAGAGTTTTGAGATAAATATTCTATCACTACCCTAGCTGACATCTTACCGAGTGGGGGTATTATGACCCTAAAAACCCGTGGTGTATCTTTACAGAACCGAGATTCTCGGTTAGTGATTTTTTCAGAATTTTTCAAGATTTTCATTTGAAAATCACCGTTTCCAGACTATAATAGGAGAAGAGAATGCCAACGCTAACAGAAATGTCTAAGGCACATCTAGTCAATGTTCAAAATCAGATTCTGATGCTTCGGGAGCAAAAGCAAAAGCTAGACGCCGAGATCAGTAATCTTGAATCTTACCTTTCGGAAGGCAAGGCAGAACTTGAAAAACTAGAACCAATATCATCTGACGTTGTGTCGGATAACTTTTAGTAACTTTTTGATGAAGGATTTGAAAATGGAACGATCTGATTTTTATCAGGCACTGTCTGCTGCCCCGGCTTCTTACGACTGGGACGTTGATGGCAGTAACTCAATTACCGCTACTGTAACACGAGGCAAGAATAAGGGTCAAACCTTTAACCCCGTCACAGCGGTAGCAAATTATCTCGGAGTAGGATCTTATGGATCAAACAAGCGTGAAACTCTAAAGGCTGGTACAGCACTTGGTCTACCGCGAAGTTTTACCGAGACTCTCTACATCGCTTCAACAAGCGCGTCTAATCGTGGCAACGCACAGGTTGTGCGAGGCCGTATTCGTTCTGCACTGGAGATCTAAAATGAATTTGAACTGTTGGATTGGGAGTGGTCGTCTCACTAAGGACGCTGAAGCTGGAACAACCCATAAGGGTACTCCAATGAGTAAGTTCCGAATCGCATCTAATGGACGACGAGACGATGAAACGCTTTTCCTAAACGTCCTCTGCTTTGGCAAGATGGCGGAAACTTTACAAACCTTCCTCGTTAAAGGCAGACTAGTAGAAATTCAGGGTAAGCTAAAGGTGGATAATTATGAGGATGCAGAAGGTAATCAGCGTAGTTCAATCTGTGTAATGGCAGATGAAATCGCTCTTGGTCCTCCAGTTACTCAAAAAGACTAATAACTAGAAAAGGGTGGGGCGGCGTCATGTCGCCCCGCTTTCATTTTATATGTACTGTTTATGTTTTTTTATAACTTATCATTTATGGTTTAATCAAACGGTAGAACATCACAATATTGTTAGATTACAATATGGACTATCGGTACTTGAAGTAGATGATCAGTTAATGAATGAAGCGATTGAGCACTCAATATGGATGGCAGAAAACGAAACACTACAACACGCCAACATTAGATATGGTGCAGAAAACATAGCTGTTGCAAATGTAAGCCCACAATCTGTCGTGCAGATGTGGATGAATAGTGACGGACATAGGAGAAACATACTAAATTCTCGTTATACCAAAATAGGCTGTGCCGTGTATAAATCACGTAGTGGCAGATATTATTGGTGTGCGAGATTTAGATAATGAAAATATTAGAAATCTTAGTGATTATTTTTTTTTGGCTACTTGCAATACATTGTAGCATAATAGCTGAAGATGAATAGACTCATGTGGACACCTGCCAATTGTCATGCCTAATGGGTGACTAGAAAGAGAGGTCTATATGACTACTACTTTAAAACTAGCAGATGCTCTACATAGAAGCGTTGGTTTGGATGGTTTGCTTTTTGACGTTTTTGGTGGGAAAAATTCAAGTTCATCCTTCCCAAAGTACGATATCATTAAGCAGGAAGATGGTTCTGCACAAATACAGTTCGCCCTTGCTGGATACAGTAAAGACGATGTAGATGTGTCAGTAAAAGGAAATATTTTGACAATCTCGTCAAAAGGTCTTGACAAGGACAGTTCCGTATGCTATAATCATAGGGGGATCGCCAAAAGGGCATTCACGATCAATTTTGGAATTTCTAAGAATCATGAAGTCAAATCCGCTTCTATGGAGCATGGGATGTTGACAGTATTCGTAGATTCTATTGTTCCAGAAGCTGATTTAGTCAAGAAAATTTCCGTTAACTAATTTTGCATGGTGTTCACATGAGTTCTGTTATTGTAATTGCTTTTTTTTCGTATATGTTGTACTGTTTAGTTAGAGGCTACAATAGTCCAGAAGAGTACAGGTTTAAGCGTAATCTAGATTTCTTTGAGCTTGGGTATATAGAAGAGGGTACTCCAACCATACTATATGTAGAAAAACCAAAGAAAATCAAAAAACCTAAAGCTGAAAAACCTAAAGTTGCAAAACCTAAGAAGCACCCGCTATTTGATGACTGCTGTTTAGCCTTAAAGTCTCTTGGATATAAGGCATCGCAAGCTAAAACTGTTTGTGTCCAAATTTTTTCAAACAATGATATTACAAGTATTCAACAATTTATAAGAATTGCATCAAATCTATGATTAACATTATAGCACCAATAAATCAACTAGGCTATGGCATAGCGGGTTATAATATCTGTAAAGCATTAGATAAATATATGCCAGTGTCTTTATGGCCTATTGGAGATCCAGCCGTAACAAGTGACGTACAGGCAAACTACGTAAAAGGTTTAATGGGTAATAGAAATATGTTTAACCCAAAAGCACCCTGTATTCGCATTTGGCATCAGCATGATATGTCTCAATTCGTTGGAGGCGGTAAGCGTGTAGGATTTCCAATATTTGAATTAGACTCATTTAACGAGCTAGAAAAGCACCACTTGAGAAGTGTAGATATGATTTTCGTATGTTCAGAATGGGCTAAGCAAATAGTAATAAATAATCTAGAAAAGAATTATTGGGGATATAACATGGAGGATATTACACATGTAATTCCTCTTGGCGTTGATATGAAGGTGTTTGACGGCAGTGTTATTCAAGCCCTGTCAGAGCCAAAACCATCCAGTACAGTATTTTTTAACTGTGGAAAATGGGAAGTCCGCAAGGGCCACGATGTACTTATTGATGCTTTCAAAAAAGCGTTTCCAGATAATGAAGACGTGCAACTATGGATGATGTGTGAAAACCCATTCAATTCTCCTGATGAGAATAATTACTGGTATAATAAATATAATGACCCAAGAGTTAAACTAATTCCTCGTGTAAATTCACAGGAAGAAGTGTATAATATTATGAGAAAAGTAGACTGCGGTGTTTTCCCAGCGAGGGCTGAGGGGTGGAATCTAGAGGCACTGGAGATGATGGCCTGTGGTAAACAGGTTATTATTACTGACTTCTCAGCACATACTGAATTTTGTACTGAAGAAAATAGTATGCTAGTAACGATAAATGACACAGAAATAGCTTATGACGGAAAATGGTTTCATGGCAAGGGAGAATGGGCACGTATTGGGGAGGATCAAATAGAACAAATATCTAACCATATGAGAAGCGTGCATGTGCGTGTGCAAAATCACGAAAATACATACAACAAAGCGGGATTTGATACAGCTACAGAATTTAGTTGGGATAATTCTGCTATTAAGATAATGAAAGCGTTAGATGTCTGATGAAATCGAAATCGTACAAGAAGAAATAGTCGCATCTATAATCTATTCAATTAAAAATACAGGTGAATGCATAGTAGACATAGATGTTGAAGACTTTGAAGATACAACAATGCAGTTTTTTGCTCATCTATTTTATAACATAACATCAAACAAATTTTCAGCTACAACCATTGACTTGATTAAAGATGGCTTTGCAGAGTCTGAAAATCCAAACCTGTATAGAGACTTTTTAAATAGAATTCAAGAAATAGCTAAAATAGAATTGAAAGAACATTTGCAGAATGACGTTAAAAGCACACGAAAAACAAAGAATAAAGAAAGGAAAGTTTCAGAGGAGCCATGTATTAGTCCAACCGATCTTTTACGGGGAGGTTAATATGAGAAAACAAAGAAAAATAGGCTGGCAAAAGTATGAAGATGTAATAGAGGATCAGGTATCAAACCCGTTTATAGAACACATTATATCTAAAATGATGCCTCCTGAGCCAGAAATTCCAGAAGAATTTCGAGAGACGCTTAACTCTGAAGATGTCGATGCTATAATGGGACAACCGGGTGTTCCAATTAGTGAAGAACTAATTAAAGAATTATCGCTGGCAATTAACTACGACTGCTGGGTCGGCCATACAAACTTTGATATTACACCGTCACTAAGAAATAAGATTGAAAAGATTGAAGGAATAGAGGCTTTAAAAGTTGTATCCAGATACCGATTCTTTATTGGTGTTGGAAAAATGTTTAATTTTTCAGATGTTAGAAAATCACTTGAAAATGAAATTGAGGTAAAAGATGAAGAAAGAACTGTTGAACGAGAAGATTAAGGAAGCTAGTAAGGATAGTGACATAAAGGCTTTAATAAAGTCAGTTACTAACAGATTTAGGAACAAATTAACTGAAGACGAACTTAATAGTTGCGCCCTCAATGCGTTGTCTAGAGCTATAGCTCATTATGACCCGCAAAAGAAATCAAAATTTACTACATACCTACACAACGGGCTGAAGGTAGAGTGCCTGACTCAATTGAAGAAAAATGAACCAACTAACCGTAAGCTACATAGACACCGTGTAGAAGCAGATAATTCGTTTGAAACAAAGAAAACAATGATTGACGTAATGGATGAAATTAGCCAGCTAAAAGACGGCCATATGCTGGTAGATAAGTATTTATGGAATTACAGCTTGATAGAAATAGGTATTAAAAATGGAATCCACCCTGAAACAGTTAGGTTAAAAATAAAAAATACCCTAGAAACTTTAAGATATAAAATGAGATAATGTGTATAATAAACTAGGAACTGGAGCTAAAAAGGAACTGGAATTGATAAAAACTTTCTATTATTTTTGGAGGAGTCTAAAATGGCTACAGTTCAGGTTACGGATGGTTCTTCAGCGGTAACATCATCTAGCACAAACAATAACAATGGTACAATTGTTAATGCTGGAAATACAGCCGCTGATGGTCCAATCACAAGTGTCATCAGGCTAGATCAGTTGGCTGACGATAGAGGTGAATCATTTGGTTCTAAAGTCGTTGCTAATGATGGAACCGGTGCAGCAACAACTGATCGAGTTGGTATTGCTAAGGCTGTTTCTGGAGGTACTTTAGCGTTTGAAGCTAATGCTACTCAGTGGGTCATGAAGGGTGGAAACGTTTCTACAACTATTGGTGGTGTTGCTAATACAGTTCTAGCCGGTGGCGGATCTGATTACAACGGTGCGTTCTCCACAAGGAGTAGCATCAATGCGATCAATTCTACTCGTCGTCTAGGATCTGGAGCTACATTCAACATTTTTGCTGCCCCAAGCACACAGATTACCCCTGGATTCACAAAGGGTTCTGGCGCTGGAAATGTACAAAATTATGTACAGGCAGACGATGGATCAACAGCCGCATCTGATAACGCTGCTGCTCCAACGAGAAGCGTCCCCGGCGAACTTACCTATCGAGTTGGTGCTCCTAATCCAACAACCGACGAGTACAAAGCGAAGAATGTTTATGAATCATAATGCAGTCTGATTCTTAGGCCAGATCCCACTTGGGGTCTGGCCGTTTTTATGAAAGGCTGCTATGACTTCTTTAATAAATGGAATAATAGAGTATTTAGACAAAATAACAATTGTGGTAGCTTCTATTTCAATTATTATTACGGCATGGAAGAAAATAATTATCCCCGTCAATAAGATTTTTGAAACTAATGAAGAGTTAAAACTATCAGTTGAACAAATCAAGTCAGAAGTTACAACAAACGGTGGAAAATCAATAAAAGATACAGTTAATTCATTGAGGGCTACCTGTGAAACTATAGAAAAGAGACAGCGGGTAATAGATCAAAGAACAAGGGCTTCATTACATTATCTAGATGCCGGACTGTTTGAAACAGACAAAGATGGCAGATTAATTTGGACTAATGAAGCATTTTATAAAGTCACTGGCAAATCTCAGTCCGATATGGAAGGTTTTGACTGGTTGTCTTTCCTTCATGAAGACGATAGAGATCATGTCATACATGAATTTGAATCATGCCTTAAAATGGCTAGGAAATTTTACATAGAAACGAAAACCTTAGAAGGAGAGGCTATTATCCTATCTGGTTATCCATACAAGGTAGGAGAGGACCAACACGGAGGATATTTAATTAATATTATCCAACCATAAAGGGGTTCTCATGTTAATAAAGTACGAAGAGGCTAAAAGCATCCTTCAAGAAGGCGATATTTTATTATTTAGAGGTGAAGGTTTAATAAGTTTTTTAATACAACGGTACACAGGTGGTATTCATTCTCATGTAGCACTTGCAAGTAAGTTTAATAATACTTGGATGTGTGTAGAATTTAGAGAGTTTAAGGGTGGTAGATCGGTATCGTTAGAAAGTCAAGTAAAAGATAGCCCAACCAATATAGACGTTTTTAGACCAGTTAACTCAATATCATACCAAAAAATGCTAGATGACAAGTCTATACAGAATATAGATCTTGTTTACACAAAAGAAATAGCAAATAAAATGACTCAGGATATTGTTAAGTGGACTGGTCAACCATACGGCTGGAAAAATATATTTAAAATGTTTATGAGGTTCATACCGGGAGCAAGAATTTTTCAGCAAAATATTAATGATGACGATGTAGCTAAAGCAAAGGTTTGCAGTACAGCCGTAACAGTGGCACTAAGAAAAGAATTCATGGACCCTGTGCCATATTTAGCAGACGAAAGGGTTTCTCCTGCGGATTTAGCGAGATCCCCCATAATACAATACTTATTCACAATAGATGGGACTTAAACAGGAGATTGATATGAAAAGATTACTTGTTACACTTGTTTTACTTGCTTGTAGCTCGATAGGTTTTGCACAATCTGTAGATGTTGTAGATACCGACAGCAGGGTAATTAAACTCAGAGGTTGCACGGGTTTTATGGTGGACGGTAATTATTTGTTTACTGCTAAACATTGTCTGAATAGACTTGGAAAATCCATAAAAATGGAAGATATTACAGCAGAACTTGTATACGTTACAGATGCATCAGATGGTCCAATTGTATACTATGTTCCTAGCGAAAATGGCAAAAGGTATAAATCATTTAATGTATCAGATAGTCCACCACCGATTGATAGCCTAGTTCATTCTATTGGTTATCCGGGTGGAAATTACGCTGTAACGTATGGTAAAATTACAGGTGGAAATGGTGAAACTGTAAATTATGCATCAATGAGAATATCTCCGGGTAATTCTGGAGGCCCACTAATTAATGAAAATGATGAAATTGTTGGAATAGCACAAGCTGTAGACGTTCCACTTAATTCAAATAATTCATACTTTTCTTCACATAGATTAATTGTGCAGGCATTATCTGCGTCAAAAGCAAAGGTTGGTGGCACAGCAAGCCCACGTAAAAATGAAGAACCAAAGATAGCAAAAAAAGCAGATGTTGTTATCTTCACAGCAGACTGGTGTGGAGCGTGCCAAGTGTTAAAGAGAGAAGTATCATATGAAGATTTTACTTCTAGAGGCTTAAATCCAATTGAAGTAAAACATGACAATCTTTTCTTCGGAGAATGGGATAATAAGCAATTAGTAAATGAATTTAGACAAGCGACTGGTAAAGATGTAGATAGACTACCAACCATATGGGTTCGAGGAACATCAAAGTATGAAACTGGATATACCTCTGGTAGAAGATTATCACTATTAGGCTGGATCATTAGGGGCGTTAAGGGTCTTGGAACTCTCTTATTTGGTAATGCTCCCGGTGGAGAGATTGTTCCAGATGACGGTCCTCCATCAGTACCAAGAACACCTACACCTCCAGATAACTGGAACTCTAATCCAGAATTTGATGAGCTACCAGCAACACCAGCACATCCGGGAATATCCGATCCAGACGATTTAGATGTTCCGCCGCCACCGGATCAAGAGGTAGCTCCAACACCAACAGAACCAATAGTAGAAGATATTGATTGGGAAAATGTTTCAATCATAGTTGCCGCTAAAAAGCAGCTAGAAGGCTTTACACGAGAAGCTGCCGCTAGGGTTTTGCTAAAAGCAATTCAAGGCCCAATAGCTAGAGCTAACGCAGAATTTTTTGATGGTAAAGCTAACATAGAAATAGTAGACGAAAGAACGCAACCTATAAGGTATGAATCTTTTGTAACAACGGCAGGTATTGATCCAGATCCATTTTACGTTATGGTTCTTGTAAAGAAGCAGAGTTTAGGTCTTAAATCACTAATTGCTGGCAAAGTAGAGAGATCAATTTTAGAAAAAGTTCCACAAGGAACTCCTTTGGAAATCGTATTTGAAAGAATACACGCACAGGCTTATACAGCTATTACCGATTCACTAGAAGTTAGGGATAAAGTCACACCCCCACCAACTGAAGCTGAAACTACACGAGAAATTATTCTTAGTGCAGTTAGAGATGAAATTGGTGACCTTAAAGGTAATATAAAAGGTATAGTAGTTCCAGATAAAGACGAAATTATATCTGGCGTTATGAGTAATGTTGGACCAGCCATAGAAGAACTTCAATCAACTCAAAATGAAGATGGTGAAGATAGATCGTTCTTCCAAAGGCTTATTGCCGGTCTGCTAGCACTTATTGGTGCAGGTCAAGCTACCGGTGGAGTTCGTGGGTTCTTAAAGGCCCGGATGATGAAAAAACTAGGACAAAAAATTACACCAGAGTCTCCTAGCAAGGAGTAGAATATGGTATCTATCCTAGCATCCATTGGTATTGGAGGAACGCTTGGTACAATTCTTGGGGTCATGGAAGACCCTGTTTCTAATGCAGTAATTAAATTTGCTTTTAAAAAGTTGCGATGGATGTCTAAGGGTGGACACCTCTCAGAAGAAGAGAAAAAATGGATTCATGAGTATAACAACCGTAAGTGTATTATTAACGGTGTAGATTACACTCAGCAAATGCGTATTAATAACATGCTTAACTGGAGGTGACTATGAATACTAAAGAGCTATTAAGTAGATGTGCTGATTTAAATATTCAGGCTTATGTTTACGATGGCAGCACCCCGCCAAGTGGGTGTGATGTTATCATTGTAGAAAAAAATACACGCGAATCTAACGCTAAATTTATGCCACTCAAACAACAGGGGTGGAAAATAATAAAAGGTAGCGGCTATATATTTGTTAAAAATGATGAGATCTTGAATGCTATAAAAAATCCACAATCTGGACAAATAGCACTGGAAAAACCCGTTGAGAACGCTATAATAGAGGAACCAGTTGAAGAACCTGTTGAAGAATCAGTTGAACCAGAAATAGAAACTCCAGTTGGAACTACTCCAGATCCAGCGGTTCTCTTTCCAGAAGAAAAACCAAAGTTTAAACCATATAAAAAACAATGGTAATTGATACAACCGGCCAGATTCAGTTAGATATCTAATCTAATTTAGATTCAAAACCATATCTGGCCGGTCTTTTTTAAATTGACATATAAAGGAATACAATGCACGTTCTCAAAAGAAACGGAGAGTCGGAAAACTATGATGTTGAAAAAATTCATAAAGTTTTGGAATGGGCAACAGAAGGAATAGCCGGAGTATCGTTTTCTGATATAGAAATGAATTCTAATCTTTCTATCTCAGATGGCATTGAAACAAGAAAAATACATCAGATACTTATTAAGTCCGCATCTGATTTGATTTCTACTGATACTCCAAACTATCAACAGGTAGCAGCGCGGTTGCTGAACATGTCTTTAAGAAAAGATGTGTGGCACGAACCGAATAATCCTACCGATTTACTTCATCATCTTCAGGTAAGAGTTGATAATGGGGTGTACGACCCAAACATACTTGAAAAATGGTCAGATCAAGATATTGAAAAAATTGAATCGTTCATGAAGCATGAACGTGACGACCTGTATACTTATGCGGGTCTACAACAAATGATTGATAAATACCTAGTAAAGAATAGATCAACTGGAGAGATTTATGAAACTCCACAGTTTGCCTATATACTAATTGCAATGTGTCTATTTGACGATATACGTGATGTTAAAACTGCGTATGATTGTTTTTCTACATTTAAAATAAACCTACCAACGCCAATCATGGCTGGTGTGCGTACAACTATCAAGCAGTTTGCTTCATGTGTACTCGTAGATGTTGGTGACGACTTAGATAGTATATTCTCTTCTATTCATGCCGTGGGGCGTTATACTGCACGCAGGGCCGGTATTGGGTTAAATGCAGGTCGGATCAGACCGATTAATTCGCCTATACGTGGTGGTGAAGTAATTCATACTGGATTAATTCCATATCTGAAAAACTTTGAAGCTGCTGTTAAGTCTACGTCGCAAAACGGCATACGTGGCGGGTCTGCTAACGTCAATATTCCATTCTGGCACTATGAGATAGATGACATCATCGTATTAAAGAATAACGCTGGAACAGACGATAACAGGGTTAGAAAACTTGACTATACAGTTCAGTTTTGTAAACTGTTTTATGAGAGACTTGTAAAGAACGAAGATATTACTTTGTTCAGTCCAGATGAAGCCACCGGCTTATATGAGGCTTTTGGTGACAATGAAGAATTTGAAAAGTTATACCTAAAGTATGAAAACTCTAGAAAGCTACAGTTTAAAAGAAAAATATCAGCAAGAAAGTTGATGGAAATATTCTGTAGAGAGAGACTGGAAACTGGTCGTATATATTCTATGAATATTGATACATGTAATGAGCATGGAAGCTGGGATACTCCAGTAAAAATGACAAACCTATGTGTAGAAATTCTTCATCATACAAAGCCAATCAGTTCTATAGATGATGAGGATGGTGAAATTGGCATCTGTATGTTGTCTGCGATTAACTTGCTTGAAGTTAATAGTGACAAGGATATGGAACAAGCATGTGCTATGGCCGTAAGGTTGCTTGAGTCTATTATTGACTATCAGGATTATCCAGTTAAAGCCGGAGAAAGATTCACTAAAAATAGAAGATCTCTTGGTATTGGTATAACAAACCTTGCTGGATTTCTAGCTAAGAATAAAGTGTTCTATTATGATAATGCCGCACTTCATCTAATTCATGAGGTTATGGAAAAAATTCAGTGGCATCTTCTTAATGAATCATGCAAGTTAGCAGAAGAAAAAGGTAGATGTAAAGGATTTGAAGATACTAAATATTCTAAGGGCTTATTGCCAATTGACTGGTACAAGAAGACAGTAGATGAACTTGTAAGTCCTACTTACAATATGGATTGGGATGGACTACGTGTTCGCATTAAAGAGCATGGGCTACGTCACTCAACCCTGTCCGCAGTTATGCCGTGTGAGTCTAGCAGTGTTATTCAGAACAGCACAAACGGAATTGAGCCTGTTAGAAATCTACTATCTTATAAGAAAGCCAAGAATGGAATCCTAAAGCAAATAGTTCCTAATTTTTCACATAGAAAAAACTACTACACAAGAGCGTGGGAATTACCAGATAATAAATGTATTATGAATATATCGGCAGTCATACAGAAATTTGTTGATATGGGCATTAGTACAAATCTTTATTATAATTATGCTAATTTTGAAGAAGGAAACATTCCGCTAAGTGTTCTATTGAAAGATCAGCTATACGGATACAAGTATGGATTGAAAAACTTTTATTATGCCAACACTCCAGACGGAGATGGCGAAACTGAAAAATCAACCTGCGAAAGCGGTGCCTGTGCTATTTAAGGTAAAAGATGCAAACTATTCTAAATAAAACCAATGTTGACTATCTAAATCAACCTCTGTTTCTAGGTGAAGACCTATCACTACAAAGGTATGATAGATTTAAGTATCCAGTATTTTTTGACCTGTATAAAAAGCAGCTAGAATTCTTCTGGAGGCCCGAAGAGATAGAACTAAAAAAAGATCGCAATGATTTTAAGGACAATAATATTATGTCCGACAATGAGCGATTTATTTTTACGAGTAATCTCAAGTATCAGACAATGATGGATAGCGTTATTTGTAGAGGCGTGCCAACATTACAGGAATTTGTTTCTAATCCAGAGCTAGAAGCCTGTATGAATGTTTGGCAGTTCTTTGAGCAGATTCACAGCTATAGCTATACTTATATCATCAAGAATGTATATAGTGATCCATCTGAAGTTTTAGATAGCTGTTTGACTGATAAAGAAATTCTAAAACGTGCAGATGTCGCTATTAAAGAATATGATACTCTGAATAAAATTGCTAAAGGTAAATCCCATAAGGATATACAAAAGCAAATTTATTTAACACTTATTAGTATAAACATTCTTGAAGCAATTAGATTTTACGTTAGTTTCGTATGTGCTTTCGCATTTGCCGAAAACAAGAAAATGATTGGAAACGCCGACATTGTTAAGCTAATTAAGAGGGATGAAGCTCTACATCTTTACAATACTCAGGAGATATTAAAAATCTTAATTAATGTAAAAGAAGAGGGTTTTACAGAAACGGCTAGCGAATGTGAAGAACAAGCATGTAAAATGTTTGAATCAGCAGCACATGAAGAAAAAGAGTGGGCATCATATCTCTTTAAAGATGGCAGTATTATAGGTCTAAATGAGACCGTACTACATCAGTATATAGATTGGTTGTGTCACTCTAGAAGAAAAGCAATTGGGTTGCCATATGATAATGGTTACAAAAATCCAATTTCTGGATGGACAGACCCGTGGATGAACAGTGAGGCCGTCCAAGTAGCGCCACAAGAGCATGAAATTACAAGTTACAAAATTGGTGCAAGTAAAAATGATATTGAAGATCTTGACCTAGATGAACTTCTATAGGAGAAAAAATGGAAAATAACAATGTGGTTTGCCAAGACTATATTGCTAGAATGAAACAACTGGATGAAAAGATGTGTAATAAATTTGGACTCAATACAGTTAAAGTAAAACGGTTATAAGAAAACGCTTTACTACCAACAAAAAATCTAGGCACTGATGCTGGTTGGGATTTATATTCTTCTGAGGATGTAATACTAAGGCCACAGGAAAGACTATTGATTAAGACTGGCATCTCTATGGAGATTCCTAATGGTTACTGCGGGTTGATATGGCCTAGATCTGGCCTTTCAGTAAAATGTGGGGTAGACGTTTTAGCGGGTGTGATAGACTGTGAATATAGAGGTGAAGTAGGTGTTTGTCTATTTAATACAGATACTCACCAAGAAGTCAGGATTAAGTCCGGCGACAGAATAGCGCAGATTCTGTTAGAAAAAGTGCAAATGTTTGCTATGGTAGAAGTGGACGAACTAAACGACTCATATAGGGGTGATAAAGGTTTTGGAAGTTCTGGCAAATAAAGGCAACATATGACATCACGAAAAAATAAATCAGCTAAAGAATCTAGACATAATATTAAGCATGTAGAA